CCAGGAGTTGGGCGCCGAATACCACCGGTTGGGCGACAAATCCATCTTCGGGGACCTGCGTAAGGAACGCTCCCAGCTGCGGGAGTTGCAGCGCCTCGCCCGGGAGGCGTCGGAGGTTCTGACACCGTCCGCCCAGGAGGCGGTGCGCTTCCCGGAGTTGGACTTCTCCCGGGCTCTGGGTGAGTCGCGCGGCATTCTCATTGCCGGCCTGGTCGGGATCGCTGTGGCGGCGGCGCCGGCGATCGGCGCGATGGTGGCCGGTGCGGTCGCGGGTGTGACGGCGGGCGGCGGTATTGCCGGTGGTGTGATCGCCGCGGCGCACGACCCGCGGGTGAAGCAGGCGTGGGGCGACTTCATGGCGCAGCTCACGTCGCAGTCGTTCGGGTCGTCGGAGATGGCCGGCCCGGTCATCGCGTCCATCGAGACCCTCAAGTCGACGCTGTCCGACATCGACCTGGGTGCGACGTTCGCCAAGGGCGGGCCGGCGTTGAAGGAACTCACCGACGGGGTGGCGGGGTTCGTCACGAACCTGATGCCCGGGTTCAACGCGGTCATGGACGACAGCGAAGCGATCATGTCGGTGTTCGGCGACGGTCTGGCGGACACCGGCGATGCGCTGTCGGACATGCTCACCGACATCGTGTCCAGCAAGGGCACGTTGGAGGGCCTGCACTTCCTGTTCATGGTCCTCAACGGGACGATCCGCGGGTTGGGTAACACGCTCGAGTTCCTGGGGAACGTGTTCCACGATCTGGTGCGCTGGTCGGCCGAGTTCAACGGCGCCATGGAGGACGTTTCCCACTGGGCCGAACTGGCCTCGCCGTTGCTGCAGCCGGTGACGAAACTGTTCGCCTGGATGAACGACAACATGGAAGACATCGCCGGCACCGCCCCGCTGATGGCGTCGGGCATGACCGGTCTGGCCGATGCGAGCAAGGGCGCCGGCAATGCGGCGGCCCAGTCGGCGGAGGATTTCCAGAAGCAGGCCGACGCGTTGAAGCAACTCAACGAGCAGCTGTACACGGCGCAGGGGTTCATGCTGACGGCCGATGAGGCTGTGGACCGGCTCAACAGGGACATGCTGGAACTGACCAAGTCGGTGCAGGAGGACGGCACCAGTCTCGACGACCACACCGAGAAGGGCCTGCACAACCGGGAGATGCTGCGCGGCCTCATTCAGGACCTGCGCGCCCAGTACGAGGCGAACATCAAGGCCGGTATGGCCGAGGATGAGGCCACGCGGCTCTATAACGAGCAGGCGGTGGCGCTGCAGAACACCGCGGTGCAGATGGGCTTCAACGCCGCCGCGGTGGCGAACCTGATCGGCTTGTACAAGCAGATCCCGCCCCGCATTGATGTCACGATCATGCAGCACTACTACACCGAGGGCACACCGATCGGTGAGCATTCCGGGCAGCGGTTCAACGAGACATACCAGGCCACGCCGAACGGGTTCCAGGAGTTCGCCTACGGCGGCACGGTGGAGGGCCCATTCGGGTCGCCGCAGATGGCCATTGTGCACGCCGGGGAGCGGGTGTTGACCCCGGCGCAGCAGGAGTGGGGCAGCAGTTCGTCGCAGCCGATCAACCTGACGGTCCAGATCGGGACGCAGACCCTGCGCCGGATCCTCATTGACGATGCGCTCAGCCGGGGCGTTCAGCAGTCGACGATTTCGGCGGCGTATCCGTGACGTTGTGGGGTTCGCGGGTCACGTTCGAAGTGTCGAGTGCCGCGCCGGAGGCCGACCCGGTGTGGGTGAACCTGACCGCGTACGCCTTGAAGATCGAGCCGATCACGGTGCGGATCGGCCGGCAGAACGACCTGGACCAGTCCGAACCGGCCACGCTGTCGGTGCTGTTGAACAACAACGACGACCGGTTCACCTACGGCAACACGTCCTCGCCGTACACATCGTGGTGGGGGCCTGGGCGGAAGTGCCGGCTGCGGGAAACGATCGGCACAACAGTGTTGGACATTTTCGTCGGCTATCTGCAGGTGCCGACGGAAACGTTCGTCACCCCGTCGAAGGATCAGACGGTGTCGGTGCAGGCGGTGGACCGGTTGGGCCGGTTGGCCGCATCGGAGCCGTTTCCATCGGCGCTGACCGCGCACATCCAAGACGCCGACGGCGACGAGCTGCAAATCTATCTGCCCGGGCAGGACGTTCAAGCACCACTGACCGACCCCGGGCAGAGCTTCACGCTGCCAGAGTTCAGCACGTTCCTGTTCGGCAACAATGCACCGCCGACCGACCCGCTCGTTGCCTACGCCGCGGCCGAAGGCCCGCCCGGCGACGAACTGTCCGCCTTCGTCTACACACCCGCGCTCACCAGCGGCAGCGACCTCGGCCGCTTCGCCTACCACGAGGCCAACCTGCCGCAGACGATCACCGTCGACGCGGGCAAGTCCGTCGCCATCGCGTTCTGGGTGAACTTCCAGTCGGTACCGTCGACGACCTACAACGCGGTCCTGTTCAGGCTCAACGGCAACGTCGGCGCTTACATGGAGTTGGGTGTCACCGGCTCGACCGCCCAGTGGCGGTTCACGGTGGAGGACGCCAGCGGTATCACCGGACCGACGGCCGGCGGCGGCGTGTGCCTCGATGTGTGGCATCTGGTGGCGCTGCGGCTGTCCGAGTCGTCGGGGCTGGTCGAGTTCTGGCATCACGGCTCAGATCCGATCACCGCCACCATCGCCGGAGCGACCCAGGGTGTGTTCACCAGCGCCACGCTCAGCGGCCAGTCGAACGTGGCGATCGCGCAGGTGCAGGTGTACTACGGCGCGGGCGCCTACTCGCGCACGAAGCACCTGGCGCAACTCGCCGCCGGCTATGACCCGCTGGCACGGCAGACCACCGGCGAACGCATCCGGACCATGGCCCGGTATGCCGGAATTCCTATCGCCGAGTACACCAGCACCGTCGACCCTGGCACGACCGTCATGCAGGCGGCTAGCCTGGCCGGCAAGACGGCGCTCGACGGGATGCGTGAGGCGGAACGCACCGAGCAGGGACTGCTCTATGTGGACGGCTCGGGACGGCTCGTGTTCAAGGACCGCCGAAGCCTCTACAACATCTAACGATCATGGCACCGTTCGTAACCGTGAGTTACGAACGGTGCCATGATTCTTAAGGTCAGTGTCCCGGGACCCAGGCCCGGGCTCTCGTTGCCGCATCGATCAGGGCGCGGCCGATCTGCACCGCCTGGTCTGGGGTGAGCGCGAGGTCGACATCCTCGTCCTCGACCGCCCCCGACCCGGGCCGGCCGTCGCGGAACAGGCACAGCCGCACCCCAGGCGCGGAACTGTCGTCGTCGACGAACAGTTCGGTTGTGACGCTCGCCGCGTCGACCGAGTCCGCGCCGACGCCGGGGAACTCAAGCTCAACCTCTCCCTGGTGCGTCACCTCGGGACCGTCGGCGTGGTGGTCGGTGCACCACGGGATGCCGTCGGGGCAGACGGTCGTGGTCATGGCCGCGATCATCGCCGATCCCTCTTCGGTGCGCTCGCCGGACGCACGCCCAGGGCGCGCAGAAGATCACCAGCGGCAAGCGCCGCCGTGTGAATCATGGCCGCGTTCGGTCGGACCACGATCCCGGCCGCGGCGAGGACGTCGATGAACTGGAAGACGGCGGCGTGGGGGCTGAACTCGGGCCGCGCGTCCTCGGCGGGGTCGATCATCGGGCCGGAGATCCAGCCGCCACCGCTGGCGGGGTTCTCGTGCTCAGCGGGATCGATCGGTACCGTGCTCACAGGTCCCTCCTCGTAGGGATCTAGGGCCGGGGATCACGGGTGTTCGCTCACCCGCCCGGCCCGCCTTGTAGGCGTCGTGCCACCGACCGTAGACCCGGATAGGCCACATGCGCTAGACCCCGATAGGCCTACATCGCCACGATCTGTATAGGCCACGATTACCGGGCTGTCAGTGTGCCTACGTGCCCCGTGACCCCCTGGCGCCCGTCCTGGCCGCCGTCGGCGAGCTCGCCGCGGCAAAGGCGGGCATCGGCGACGCCCAGCAGAAGGCCGCCGCCATCGTGGCCGCGGCCCGCGAGCGTGAGCGGACAGCCCGGACCCGACTGCACGAGCAGCTGGTCCGCGCGGCCGAGTCCGGCGTGCGCCAGGGCGACCTCGTGAAGGCGTCCGGGCTGACCCGGGAGGCCGTGCGGCGGATCCTGCGCGCCGGCGGCGTCGGACCGGACTGACCTAGCCGCCCCACTTCGCGAAGCGCATGCGTACCGCAGGCACCTGCTCGTGCTGGGCGCACCGCCAGGTGCCGGTGTAGGTGCAGCCACACGGCCGTTTCCGGGTGACGCAGGTGGCGCACCACGGCGCGACGCCGGCCGGGACCGACAGCAGCGTGGTGCAGTGATCGCCGAGGCAGAACGCCAGCGTCCGCACCGTGGCAGCGTCCCACAGGACTCTTGCACGACGCTGCAGCGTGCTGGTACAACGCTCATAGACACGAAAAGGCCCCTGACAGCGAGGCGACTACGGATCGTCTCGACATCAGGGGCCTTCCTCGTTCTACTCGACCGTGATCGAGTCGATTTCGCGGACGGTGGCCGGTGAAACCGGCGCCGCCGCTGGCGCCTTGGGCCGGCGGGCGCTTCTCGCCTTGTTCTTCGCCTGGTTGACCTTCCGGGTGGCAGCAGCGCGCTTGGCTGCCTCACTCCGCTGCGGGTCAACGGTCGCTGGCGTGTCCTTCACGACCATCGAGACCCATTCCGCGAGCAGGTACGCCAGCACGGCGGCGGCGTGCACCGCGCCGGACTGCACGTTGTTACCGGCCACGAAGTTCGCATACAGCGAGCCTCCGCCTCCGATCAGCAGCACCACCGTCACCGCCACCTTGCCGGAGCGGGTGATGTTCAGGTGGATCGCCGATGCGCAGATCATCGTCAGCACGTCGATGATGACCGGCATGACGTGGGCCGTGAGCGGGTCCACGTCCCACCGCAGGAACAGGTCTTTCTGAGCCACGTAGGACAACACCATCGCCGCTGCCATCAGCGTGCGAGTGCCGACCCGGATGCCTTTGGTTCCGAACACTGGGGTCTCCCTCCCCAAGGCCGTCCCGGTTGGACGGCGGGAGTGCGCGGGGGCGCTCGATGCGCCGCGGGGGAGAATCTCTCCGCGCTGCCCGGCCGCGCGCTGAGCGCTGCGAACCCGGGCGGGACTTGCCTCGACTGTGTGCGTCGGATGCAGTTGTCAAATTCCGGGTGGGCTCTTAACTGTCTAGTCTCAACTCTACCACAGCCTACCTGGTATGCTCCAGCCATGATGGACGTGCGGTACCTGCGAATCAGCTTCGCGCCCGAGGCGAAGGGCACTGCGGGCGCTCAACGCGCTGCGCTCGCCGAGCTGAACTCCTCACTGGCCGGGCAACGGCGGGAGTGCGGCACCGTCGAGCAGGCTGATGGCGCGGCCGACGTGACCGAGTTCGTCGACTACGACCGGTCCGCAGCCAAGGGCAGACCGCGAGAGCAGTACCGGGCACTCATGGCGGCGGTCGAGCGAGGCGACGTGCGCCGCATCTACGTGCTTCACCAGTCGCGGTTGTGGCGGAACCGACGTGAGCGCGCCGACGGCATTGAGGTTCTACGTCGCCACCGCGTCACGGTTGTCGCTGCGAAGGGTCCACGGCTGGACATGTCCAGTGCCGCCGGGCGCAGCGTCGCCGCGCTGCTCGGCGAGATCGACACCATGGAGTCGGAACTGAAGGGCGAACGCCTTGAGGTGTGGCACGCAACCCGCGCCGAGCGAGGCCTGCCCGCACCCGGTCCGGCGCCGTACGGGTGGCGACTGAACCCGACCGGCGCCACGAACGCTCGCGGCCTGCCCGTGAACGAGTTGGTGCGCATTCCTGCGGAGGCAGCGCGGCTGCGGGACTGGTACCGACGGCTGCACGCCGGGGAGACGTTGCTTTCGCTGGCCCGGGATGCCGGCGTCTCGCCCACGATCTTCACCCGCTGGCTGACAAACCCGACGCATGCTGGGTTGCGGGTGCACGACGGCGTAGAGCACCCACTGCTCACCGGCACGGGCAAGCCAGTCCGGCCGATCGTCACCCCGGACATGTGGCGGGCCACGGTCAGGTTCTTCGAGCAGCGACGCAGTGGCCGGCGCGACCCGCAGCGTCACACCCACCTTCTCACCGGCCTGGCCGTGTGCGCACAGTGCGACCGCACGGTGCGGTCCGGCGGTACCGATCAGTGGGGACACGTCATCTATCGGTGTCTGCCGAGCGTCGGCGACGAGGGCGGTCCCGGTCGCGGGTGCGGTCGATCGTGGCGGATGGAGTTGGTGGACAAGTTCGTCGACGGGGTTGTGCGTGAGCGACTGCGCAGGGAGGGCGCCGCCGGGCTGCTCGCAATTTCCCCTGCCACCGATGACGGGGCCGAACTGCTCGACGAGGCTGCCGGTATCCGCGCTCGCTTGGCCGGCCTCGCCACCGACGCGGTGCTGCGCGGTGTGGATGTCACGGCGGCGGTCGCCGCGGGCAAGGCACGTCTGGCCGAGATCGACCGGCTCACCGGCGCCGGCACAGTTGACCCAGTACTCGGGACGCTGGCACGTTCCCCGCGGCCCGATCGGATCTACGCCAGCTACACCGATGTAGGCCGGCGCCAAGCCGTCATTCGAGCGGCGGTGTCGGTCCGACTGGAGGCGCCACCGCGTGGACGGTGGCCTCACGGCGACGACCCGGACGTTCAGGCCAAGTGGTACGTCGAAGCGTGCGTGAGGATGGGGGCGCCGGTATGACCGACGACGAGTGGGCGATGGTGCTGGTCTGCACGAAGCGCGGCCGACACAGCGCAACGGTGATGCAGGAGGTCGTGTTCCATGGGGCACTCACAGACATCACACCCGAAGCGATGACGAGAGGCTTGCCGTCCACGGGAATCACCTTCGGGCCGTGCAGTGAATGCGGGTACGCACCCGCATACCGCTACGCCGACGAGCGCAAGCTGGCAGTGGTCGCGATCGGCGGACTCAGCCAGGACACGCGGCGCGTCGTGATTGACCTGTCCATGCTGGGCCGGTAGCTTCACCCTAACGCCTTCTGACTTCTCGACTCCGGGCTCGTCGCTTCGACGTGCCCGGAGTTTTCTTTGTCCAGAAGTCATCAAGCCCGCGGCGCCATCGGTGGCCTGAAGAGGACCGGCGCCTCATCAGACCGCATCGAGGCCGCCTACGCGGAACTGAAGTACGCGACAGCGTCCGACTACATCCGGTCTGTTGTGGATGAACTTCCACCACTGACCGAGGTCCAGCGCGCTCGCCTCGCCGCACTGCTACTCGGCGCGCACCGTGACGAGGCGGTGCCGGCCGCATGAAACGAGCCCCGGAGGACACCCGGGGCTCGGCGGTACAGCTGACGAACGGCGACATCGTCACTGTAACGCGTGCCCCCGACCACGTCCGTACCCGCCACGCACGGCGCATCCGACTGCACCACGTCCTCGTCCGCCGCCGTCGGTGGAGCAAGAAACTCGACCGTCTGCTGTCTCCCGCCGACCCGGGGCGGTGGTGGTCGTGACCGCCCTCCTCCCAGACGGCCAGCAGTGCCTCATCTGCCGCGCCAAGGCGCACCACGGCCGCATCGTGCACCAGCCGATGCCGTACTGCATCTACCCGGGCAACAACCCACGAGGCTCTCAGCGTGCCGCAGGAGGCGTCACCGGCGCCGCGGTCGCCGACGGCATGGGCCCGGCCCGGTATCAGCTGATGGTGTCCCGGCTGGAGCCCACCCGTCGCCGTGACCGCTACATCTGCCCGGCGTGCGGGGCTGGACACGACGACCCCGGCAAGGGGCTGAAGGTCAACCCCGGCCCGGACGGTCCGCTCTTCATCTGCCACGACGCCCGACGCGGCGGGGCCGACTACAAGACGCATGGCCGGGAAATCCTCGCCGCCCTCGACCTGAAGTGGTCCGACATCCTGCCCGACCGGGTCCAGCAGTGGCTCGACGACATCCTCGGCCCGGACCAGCCCGTCCCGAAGCGGAGCCGGACATGACGACCGACGAAGCGAAGTCGGGCATGCTCGAGCAGCTGCGGGCCGAGTTGTGGGACACCGACGGGCTCGACCTGATCCCCGACCCCGAGCCGCTCATCGGCGACGGCCTGGTGTTCCTCGACTCGCTGGTGTGGGTCATCGGCAAACCCGGGTCGTACAAGTCCTTCCTCGCCCAAGACTGGTGCGGGTCAGTCGCCACCGGCGAGACCTGGCACGGCCACTCGGTCCACAAGGGGCCCGTCCTGTACGTCATAGCCGAGGGCAGGGCCGGCATCAAGAAGCGGATCCGGGCCTGGGAACAGGCCACCGGTCGGCCGATGTACGGCGTCACGTTCCTCACCATGGCCGTACAGGCCGACAACGAGCTGGCCTGGTCGGCGCTACTTGAGCTGGTGGCCGAACTGCACCCGGTGCTGGTGGTGGTCGATACCCAGGCCAGGGTCAGCCTCGGCATGGAGGAGAACTCCAACACCGAGATGGGCAGGTTCGTTCACCAGGTCGACCGCCTACGTCGTAAGTGCGGGTCGACCGTGGTCGTCGTGCACCACACCAGCGCCGTCGGCGAGCGGGGCCGCGGCGCGACCGCGATCGACGGCGCGGCCGACACCATCGTCAAGGTGGCCAACGACGACGGCCAGATCACCGTGTCGTGCGAGAAGAACAAGAACGGTCCCACCTGGGACGACATCCGCCTGCGCCCGGTGCCCACGGGTGAGTCGGTGGTGCTGGCGACAGACGACGGCAGCCGCCGGTCGGAGGCGCCGTCCCACGGCGCGATGAAGACCGGCCGCAAGTGGTGGGAGATGCACCGCGACGCCTGGGTGGGCACGTCCAAGCTCGTCGACATCGTGGCGCCGCGGTCCACCATCTACCGGCACCTCGGAGAGCTACGCCGCCACGACTACGTGAAGGTCGACGACTCGGGCCGCTACGAGCTCTACCGGTTGAGCGGGGTGTGGGATGACGACTGAGGCTCGCCGGGGACCGTCCCACCGTCCCATACCTACGGTATATGGGACTGGTGAGACGCCGGTTGTCCCAGTGGGACGCCGTGAGACAGATAAGACAGTGAATGCGTCACGGCGTCGCTGGGAGTACCGCGTGTCCTACCGGCGACGCGCTTGGGGTCCGTACACGACTGACCAGACCCGCATCTTCCAGACCGCGCACGCCGCAGAGGCGTACATCGCCAAACTCGAGGGCGACGGCCGGCCCGACCTCAGCCCGATCACGCGGATCCAGGTACACCGTCGCGAGGTCGGCGCCTGGACGGTGGTCTCGTGATCGTCATTCGGGCCGACGGCACACCGTCCGTGGCGCCAGCCGACCTCACTACACCTTCGGCGAGGCGCGCCTACAAGGCCGCCGTGAAGGCCGCCGCGCGGGCCGAGTCCAAACGCATCCGGACCGTGGTCCAGGCGCAGAAGCTCGCCGACCGACTCCGCCGCGCCCGCGGTACCGACCAGGAGGAGACCTGATGCCTCGCAAGAACCGCCCGACCGCACGTTCCGGCCGACGTGAGTACGGGCCACCACCGCCGGCCCCGGTCGCACCAGCCCGCCCGGTCGACGAGGAACCGTGCGGCTGCACACCCTCACACCGGTACAAGTGCGCCGAGCATTGGGCGCTGATGTCCGGCCCCGCCCGCGCCGAGTTCCTGGCGACCCGGGTGTCGCGATGAAGGCGCCCAAGGTGATGTGCCTCGGCTGCGGTCGCTACGTGAGACTGGCTCACGCCACCTGGACAGTCGCCGGCCCACGCTGCCCTGCCTGCCTGCCCAAGGTGCCCGAACGTTGGCGCGGAGACACCCGGGCGGTGACGCCATGCGCGTCCTGACCGCCGCCATCGACCCAACCCCCGACGGCTACAGCCACTGCGTCGCGGGTGAGCTTGTCATCCCGGACCACATCGGCCGGTACAACTGGATCGGCCTCACCTCCGACAAGGGCTGCACGCTGGCCGCCGTCGGCGAGGTCGAGGTGGACATGGCCACCTACGCATCGCTCGTCGCAGAGTTCATGCCTCGACTGCACCTCGACGGCGACCCGGAGGAACTCGTGGGCGCCACGGTCGCCAGTGTGCTGAGCGTCGCAGGCCAGTGGCGCGTCGGCACGCGCCTGCGTCGTGATGGCAACAGGATGATCGTCGAGGTCCAGCCGTGACCAGGGCGCGGCGGGGGGCGGGTAGCGGACCAAGATCGACTCCCCTGTGGACCCCGACTTCCATACGTGTGTGTGCGAGGCCCGGATCTGCCACGGAGATCCACCGGTGAGGGCCACGGAGCGGGCTCTGCGGGCCGAGTTGAAGGCGCTCGGGGTGTCGGTCACGGCCTCTGCGATGGCCCGGGTGGCGGTGGATCTGGCACAGCGGCTCGACGCAGGGCCGACAGATCGCGACGCGGCGACCCTGAGCCGGGAGCTGCGCATGGTCGTCGAGGCCCTGTACCGCCGGTACGCGCATCCGGGCGGGGGTGAGCTCGATGCGTTCCTCGCCGGTGTCACCACCACCGCGTTTCGGGGTCCGGGCGACTGACCGGGACTCGTACGGCCCGGCGGTGGCGTCGGTGGCCGAGAAGTTGGGCTTCGGCCTGATGCCGTGGCAGCGTCACGTGACCGAGGTCGCCCTGGAGCACGCGGACGGCCAGTTGGCCTACCGCGACGCCGTGATCGCGACGCCTCGGCAGTCCGGCAAGTCGAGTCTCGTCCTGGCGCTGGTGGTGCACCGGATGCTGTCGGCGCCGCAGCAGCGGGTCGCCTACGCCGCCCAGACACGCCTGGCGGCCCGGACGCGGCTGTTCGAGGTCTGGTTCCCGCGGATCCGCCGGTCGCCGCTGCGGGACATGTTCGGCCTGTCCCGGGCGACCGGTGCGGAGACGCTGCGGTGCACGAACGGCAGCATCCTGACGCTGCTGTCGACGGAGGAGGCGGCCGGGCACGGCGAGACGCTCGACCTGGGCGTGCTCGATGAGGCCTGGGCCCTGACGGCGGCCGCGGAGCAGTCGGTGCGCCCGGCGATGGTGACCCGACGTAACGCGCAGCTGTGGACGATCAGCACCGCCGGCACCGAGAAGTCCGCGTTCCTGCGGTCGAAGGTGGACGCCGGCCGGACGGTGGCGCAGGCCGGGTTGACGGACGGGTTCGCCTACTTCGAGTGGTCGGCGCCGGACGAGGCGGATCCGGGCGATCCGGCGACGTGGCGGGCCTGCATGCCGGCACTGGGTCACACGGTCGACGAGGCGACGATCGCGGCCGACCTGGCGGCGATGGATCCGGCCGAGTTCCGCCGGGCGTACCTGTGCCAGTGGCCGGAGGTCGCGATGGAGGGCTGGCGGGTCATTCCGCGCGACGTGTGGCAGGCGGCGCGGCTGTGAGTGGGGACTACGGCGGCGACCACGAGGCGATCCGGCGGGCGAACCTGCCCTACGCCTACGGCACGCCGTGCGGTAGGTGCGGACGGCCGATGCTGCCGGGCCAACCCCTGGACCTGGACCACAACGACGACCGCACCGGCTACCGCGGCTTCGCCCACGCACGGTGCAACCGGTCCGCCGGCGGCCGGTTGGGCGCACAACGGCGATACGCCCGGCAGCGGGCCCGACGGGATGGAGTGAGGAAGACGATGCTGACCGAGGTCGTACTGGGTGTGGAGATCGCCGAGGATCGGCGTCACACCTCGATCGCCGCCGCGGGTGAGTTGCCCGACGAGATGGTGCTGGTGGACCTGCTCGCCTACCTCGACGGCACCGACGCTGTGCCGACGTTGAAGCAGATCGCCGCGGAACGCACCGTGCTCGCGATCGTCATCGACCCGCATTCGCCGGCCGCGACGTTGATCCGGGCGGCGAAGGATGCCGGTCTGTGGTTGACCGAACCGAACGCGTCGGACGCGGTGGTGGCGCACGGCGAGTTCCTGGACCTGCTCGCCGCCGGGCGGCTGCGTCACGCCGGCCGGCCCGAACTGGACGCCGCGGTGCGCCACGGTGCGCAGCGCCCGCTCGCCGGTGCGGTGACGTGGGCCCGGCGGGGCTTCTCGGTGGACGTGGCGCCCCTGACCGCGGCGACCCTGGCCGTGTGGGGCCTGCGCACGGTGCCACGAAACGTGCCGTGGGTGATCTGGAAGTGACCTACGTCCGCAGCGGTGTCCTGGTCCAGGGCTTCATGGCGCACGTGCTCGACCGGCTGCTCGCACACCGCCTGCCTGACCTACTGCCGGCGATGTCGCCTGAGAGGCGGGCCGAGGTGCTGGCTGCCCGCGACGACCTGCGCCGGGCCGCGGACGCCTACCTGGCCGTGCCTGTGTCCGTCGACGGACATGCGGACATGGACTCTGCGGACATCGGTCCACAGTGGTCGGAGGACCTGATCGACACCGAGACAGCCGCGACCATCCTGGGCGTGACCGAACGGCAGGTGCGACGCCTCGCTGCGGCGGGGCTGGGCACCAGGGTCGGTGGGCGTTGGATGTTCGACCGGCGGGCCGTGTACGCGGAACGGCAGAGGCGAAGCAACGAGTAGGGAGGGGGCCGCCCGGTGGCCGTACAGCTTTTCGATGGCGAGGAGGAGCTTCGGGGGGTTCTGTCTCCCGAGGCGCTCGAACTCTATGAGGCGTGGCGGCGGTTGGGTCGCACCCCGACACAGGCGCTCGAGGAGGTCGAACGCGCCGGCCTGTGGGTCAACGAGGGTCGCAAGTCGCGACACCTTCGCCGACCGGCAGCCTTCTACCAGAAGCGTCTGGGCAACCGGATGTCCGTCGCCGCCGCGTGCGCGGAGAACATGCCGCTCGCCGGCCGGGTGCTTGCCTCCTGGCAGTGCCTGACCGCGACGGAGATCGCCTGGCTGACCGCCGTGAAGGAGGGCAAGACGCTCGCCTCCGGTCTCAGCCTCGACGACATCGCCGAGATCCTGGCGATCAACGAGAAGTCCGCCGCCGAGCTGGCGGCGTGGAATGCGGCGCGGGCGGCCGCGGCGAAGGCCCGGCGGGAGCACGTGCGTCCGATGGAGGACGAGAACAAGGCCTGCGCCGGGTACTGGTGGCGCGACGAGCCGGTCAGCTTCTGGACCGCGCAGTGGAAGGGCTGACCGATGGCCTTCGAGTTCCTGCGGCGTGCGGTGTCGTACTACGACGACGAGGCCCCGTCGTCCATGGACGACATCCGCCGAAAGATCCGCGACTTCCGCATCGAGCGGGCACTGTCGGACGACGACGGTGGTTACCTCACCGACGACGAAGTGGCCGACATCGGCGAGCGTCTGCGCGACTTCCGCCAGCGCACCCGCGGCGAGGACACCTTCGCGCGTTCCTTCGAGCTCAGCGGCATCGAGATCGTCCGCGGTGGAGCGGGGGCGAATGCGGGCCGGGTCGTCGAGGCCTACGCGTCGGTTTTCGATCAGCCGACGGAGATCAGCGACCAGCACGGCCGGTACGTCGAGACCATCGCCCGCTCGGCCTTCGACGACGTCCTGCGCAAGGGCACCAGTCGAGTCAAAGTGTTCTTCAACCACGGAATGGATCTTGCGGGCCGTCCGAGTGACCGGTGGTCCGTCCCGATCGGCACACCGCTGGACATCCGCGCCGACGGCAAGGGCCTGCGCACCATCACCCGGTTCAACGAGGGCGAGGCCGGCGACCAGGTGTTGGAGGCCATCCGCAATCAGGCGATCACGGGGTATAGCTTCCGCGGCCCCATCCACGGCTCCGAGCCCAACCGTGTACCGCGTGCTCGCGAAGGCATGCCGTTGCCCGAGGTGCGCCGGACGAAGCTGGGCCTGACCGAATACGGCCCGGCCGCGGTGGAGTACTACCCGGGCGCGAAGGTCCTGGCCGTGCGCGGAGCGGCGCTCGACTACGCACCGCCGCCGGTGCGCCCGTCGGGGCCGCCTCCGACGACGGAGCAGATCCGTCGCAACATCGACCGGTTCTGGTCCCGCCAAGGCATCGACCCGTCCGTGACGCCGTCCCGGTCGAACTGGGTGAACCAGCCCGACTACGACGAATGGCGGCTGCGCCAGTACCGCTACAAATGATCTTTACCGGCGTCAACGCCGCCCGGTCGGCCGTTTCAGGCGGTCCAGCCGATTCGGGAACGAAGGCCGGCGAGGGCTCAACTCCTTTCGGGGCCCGTTCGTAGCCGACCTGCGCAGCAGCCCACCGGACACCGGTGGGCGGCGGACCCGCAGCCGCCGCCCACCGGCTACATCGAACGGAGGTTGACCGGTGACCGGTCCCGACGTCCGCAACGTGAAGATCAACGTCACGGTTGATTCGGACACCCGCGGTGCCCGCGAAGCGTCGGTTGCGCTCGAGGGTGTGGACAAGTCGGCCGACAAGGCCGGTAAGTCGCTGCACGGTATGGGCGACGAGAGCAAACGGCTCGACTCGCAGATCGCACAAACTAGGGCCCGTATCCGCGAGTTGAGCGCCGAGTTCGCCCGCACCGGCGACAAGTCCCTCTTCGGCGACCTGCGTAAGGAACGGTCGCTGCTGAGCCAGTTGAACCGGGTGGCGAAGGAGATCCAGCCGGTCGCCGCCAAGGGTCTGCTGCAGAGCCTGGACTTCTCCGAGATGGTGGCCGAGTCGCGGGGCATTCTGGTCGCCGGTGGTGTCGCGCTGGGCCTGGCGATGGCCCCGGGCCTTGCCGGTGTCGTGTCGAGCGCCGTCCTCGGCGCCGTCGGGGCCGGTGGTGTCGTCGGCGGGGCGGTGCTCGCTGCGCAGGACACGCGGGTACAGAAGGCGTGGGCGGACCTCGGGCACAGCATCCTCGACAAGTTCGAACCGGCCGGCGCCGCGTTCGTGCAGCCGATGATCCACGCCGCCGATCTGCTGGAGGGTGCGTTCGACCGGTCCGGCATCGTCGACACGCTCAAGGACGCGTCGGTGTTGGTGGAACCGCTCACGCAGTCGCTCGGCGGCTTCCTGGAGGAGTTGGGCCCGGGCCTGGACTCCGCCATCAAGGGGTCGCTTCCGACGTGGCGGATGTTCTCCAAGGAACTGCCCGAGTTCGGCGCTTCCATCAGCGACCTGTTGGACTCGATGGCCCAGGCCGGTCCCGAAGCAAGCGTGGCGATGAAGGACCTGTTCGACGTCCTCGAGGACGCCAACCGGTCGGCCGGGCCGGCGATCGAGGGCCTGACGAAGGTCTACGCCCTGACGCGCGGGTTGAACCAGTCCACGAAGGACCTGACGGGCGCGAGCGTGTTCGGCGACATCATCCCGACCTTCGGGCTGCTCGAGGTGCTCGGCAAGGTCATGGGCGGCGATGTGGTGCCGACGCTGTCCACGGTGGCGCAGGGCACCGAGGAGGTGCGCAAGGCGCAGGAGGACGCGTCGAAGGCCGTCGAGGACATGGTCGACGCGATGCGCAAGGAGAACGCCGAGTTCGAGCATTCGATCGACCTGCAGGCCGCCTACAAGCTCGACATCCTCGATGTTGAGGACGGGCTGCAGAACTTGGCCAACACCCTCGACGAGAACGGCACCAGCCTGAGCCAGTTCACCGAGGAGGGCCGGGACAACCAGCGGGCCATCATCGGTGTCGCGAAGGAGATGCGGCAGCTGCGCGACGACACGATCGCCATGGGCGGTAGCACCGAGTCGGCGAACGCCACGCTGGCGGCCAACAAGCAGCGCCTCATCGAACAGGCCACCGCGGCCGGGGTTTCCGAGGCGGCGGTCCGCAATCTGATCGACGCCCTGTTCGCGGTCCCGTCTGTGGACGCATCGGTGGTGGTGCGGACGTTCAACCCGAACACCGGCCTGGAGGGCCGCAGGGCCGCCGGCGGACCGGTCAACCCGTTCGGCACGTACCTGGTCGGCGAGAAGGGCCCGGAGCTGCTGCGGATGGGTTCACAGGGTGGCTTCGTGAGCCCGAACGGCGCCGGCATGCCGAACCTGTCGTTGACGGTCAACCTGGTCGACGCGAGTGGACAGGTGACGCGCCGGATCCTCATTGACGATGCGCTCAGCCGGGGCGTGCAGCAGTCGACCATTTCGGCGGCGTACCCGTGACGTTGTGGGGTTCGCGGGTCACGTTCGAAGTGTCCAGCGCTGCGCCGGAGGCCGATCCGGTGTGGGTGAACCTGACCGCCTACGCGTTGAAGATCGAGCCGATCACGGTGCGCATCGGCCGGCAGAACGACCTGGACCAGTCGGAGCCGGCCACCTTGTCGGTGTTGTTGAACAACAACGACGACCGGTTCACCTACGGCAACACGTC